CTATAAACAATGCTTATAGTAGCACTAGAGGATGTGGTGTGCGGATACACATAAAACACTTTAGGATCCATTGGATCATAGACATAATGTTCTACATTGGTTCCTGTCGTGCCGTGCCAGTCCTCTATTTGGTCGTCAAGCACTCGTCTTTCTATGTTTGTAATAGGCTTTGTGGTTGGTGATGCGTTTTTATAAATAGATAAAAGTCGCAAAGCCGTTGCTGGTAAAGACTGTTTAGCACTATTGGCAGCAAGCGTAAGTGATTCATTAACTGGGTTAGCATCTGGTCTAAACAAGACTACCTCCCTTTGACCATCATTAAGATAGTCTAATAATGTTTGCTGAGACCACCTGACATTAGTTGTGTCTTGCAGTATTTCCTCAGCCCTGTTAATTAAATCAACTACTTTTACCGTTGCCATTTACAATCCTAGTTGTTCTTTCTGCTCTTTGCTTAAAGATTTTTTGTCGTAAATAAAGTTCCAAAACTCAGCTCTGTGCATAGGATGCCATGGAACAATTTTGCCATGTTCGCTTACTGAATATAGTGGATCTTTGCCTGGTTTCTCTTCTACTACTTCCTCGACAGGGGCAGAGGAATCTAATGATTCAAGCTGTGCTTTCAGATCTGCAAGCTTGTCTTTTGGGTTAAGAGTCACATTATGTTTCTCTTTTGCTAGTTGTACTATTTGATCTTTTGTCATTTGTTACTCCTTCAGGGTGTATGCTCTAAAGATATCACAATTTTGTGATGCTTGTGAACTAAAAAAGGGGGAGCCGAAGCTCCCCACAAAAGTCAATATTAAGCAAACTTCAGCTTAAATTCGCCTATAGCTGTTGGAAGTACAACTTTGTACCCGTAAACAGCTAAACCTCTAACGCCATCACCGAATGAAGACTCAAGTCTTACTGATTCAGTGTTAGTCATTTGAGAAGCATAAGCAATCGCTTTTGGATGTCCATATAAACCTGATGTTACACCAGATGCTGTAGCTAGGTTATTGGAAACATACATATTGAATCTATCGATAGTACCGATAAAGCCATTTCTTAATGGTGAAACTGCATCACCTGTTAAGTTAGCTTGTCTAAGTTCTGACTGTTTCAATAGAGAAGCTGCTGCTGGACTAACAATCATGTACCTGTTGTCTTCAGGAATGTTGTTCTCATCCAGTGTTTGACCAGCGTCTAAAATGAAACCGAGAATGTTAGATGTTGTTAGATTCGATGGGGTTGCATTGATATCTGTTAAAGATGATCCAGCAGCCACATTTGAAAACACATCTTGCTCAATAGCAATTTTCATGTTTTGAGCTGCATCATTTGCTGCTTCATTCATGAAATCAATATCAGCTTGTTCTCTTAGAATGTCGTCAACTTTAAAAGCATAGCTTTTAGCCTTGTCGATATTAAGTTCAATAGTACCAGAAGTAACATCAGCATAGGATAGAGATCCTGTGTAGTCTGCAACTGTAACAGCTGGGACTGATCTAATGTTAACTTTGTTACCTAACCCTGAAATTTCTCCTTCGTACTCGTTAGTTGTTACCTCGGACAACATGGTCTGAGCATAAAACTTAGCTTGTAACTTTTTAGAGAAAACTTCAGGTATAAAGTGTTGCTCACCGCTTGCGAAACTAAAATTTCCGCTTGAAGATGAATATGCCATTTTAAATACCTCTTAAAATAATATAAAAAAGTTTATCTTAAGTAGTAAAAATTATGGTTTGACTCTTCCTTCGGTATAAGCTAAATCAATTTCTTTTTCTAGCTTTGCATACTCTTTGTCAGTAAGCTTGCCGATTTCCCGAGCAGTCCATTGTTTTTTACTACCACTCACATTTTGTTTCCTGGCTTTGGAGAGTGAAGGTTCAACATTTTGTTTTGCCTTTTCTACCAAGTCCTTTTTAGAAACTTTTTTGGAATCTAAGCCTAGGTCTTCCTTATATCTAGATAAAAGTTCTATGACATCTTTTGCATCTCCTTCGCTAGCTGCTGTTTGCCACATATTAGATTGTCTACCTAACCAGAGTGAAAAATCTTCACTTCCTGATACAGCCTTCCAATCTGGATGGGCTTTAGCAATAGCATCGAAATGCTTTTTATCTGCCTCTTCTTTTTGAGCCTTCAAGACCTCATCTGTAGCCTGTGATACTTTTTGTTCAACAGTTGCGATGCGAGCATCAACATAAGATTGCAGGGGTTTCACTAGCTCTGGATAGTCTTTGACTATCTCAGAAAGATCCACATCTACTGCTTCTTTCTGTCTTTCAACTTGAGCATCAGTCTTCATTGCCTCCATAGCTGTGATTTTATTATTCATCTCAGCTATTTTGGCTTCGAGTTCTTTCTCTCTCTGGGTAGACTTGGTCATTTTCGCCTGAGCGTTTTTGTACCTTTCTTCCCACTGTTCGGCAGTTAAGTCTAAACCTTTATCTTCGGATTTAGTCTCTTCTTCCTGAACCTCTTCTATATTCTGATCAGATGTGTCTTCAGTATCCTGAGATTCATCGGGTGAATTTTCATCAACTTCTTCGACCTCTTCGGGTGTGTCCTCTGCTTCCGCCTCTTCGATAGCTAATCCTTTGGCTTCTGGTTCGGATTCCTCCTGAGCATCTTGAACTTGTTTCAACATCTCATCAGCTTCTTTTTCAAGCCTTTCAGCGATTATCTCGCCTTTAGTTTTTTCTCTTTCCATTTTCTCGGTCCTTAATCGGGGTATCGATCAAATTAATTATAAATGTTAGGTGTATCCTTGCGGGTGCCTAACGAGTTGATTACCTTATCAGCAATCTGGTCTAAAGATACTATAAACTTAAGTATCTCGCAACGACCTTGACTATGTTGGTAGTTGTCCGTTATTTCCAACTGGTCCCGCTCCGCCTGGCGTAGGGACTCCATTTCTTGCATTAGGACCGACCACTCCTTCCCCATTTGGGACTTGATTAGCTTCACCGCCTTGCTGGCTGGCAAGGATAGCTTGTTGTAGTGCTTGCTCATCCATCATCTCCTTATCTGTTTTAATTACCTCGTCTGGATCAATATCTAAGGATTTTGCAATATCAGTTAGTAGTTTTTCTCTATCAACCATTTGTGCATCCAATGGATTATTAATCAAGGACAAGAACTGTAGCAGTCTTTGCGACTGTACTTCTTTTTGTATCAGGGCTGTGGATCCTTTTGCAACAATACGCATATCAGATTTAACATTTTCATTTTCATTCCATGTCATATTCCAATCGTAAAGTGAGCGTATCATTGGTTTTGTTAAAAAGTCATCAATGTTTTTGATAACTGATTTGAGAACTATGTTGGCATTACTCATTAAGATTGAGATACCAGTTGCTGTTCTATTAAGTGAACTTTGTGTTTGTCCGTGGGTATAAGAAGGCAACGCAGTCGTTTCATCGGCAAACCTTCTAAATAACTCTATCACAGAAACAAGTGCTGGGGAGTTTGATTGCGGTTGATAGAAACGCACCATTGGCTGATTGCCGTCTCCACCCTCTCGCAAGAATACACGCCATGGATACAACTCAGTTGGATCTTCTCCAGATGCCATAATATCAGTATTCACCTCAACCATGGGACCAGAAGATAATGCAACATTATCGAGATAGATTCTTGTCGCAGCGTTCATGGTAGCTTGAGAGTCACGCATCATTCTAGGAACACCTGTGCCCCAAAATGCGTGTGGGTTTTTCTCATAGGGAAATATGAAATATGGTATTACGCCACCAGGCAACGGGTTCAACTGAGCCTTAATTACCTTGCCAGATATCATCCATATGTTTGCGTCATACTCCATAGAGAGGTCATCATCCTCACCAAACTCTACTCCAGCGTCTTCTAAATCGTGTCCGTTGAGTGAACCCCAGAACTCTAATACTTCAAACTTTTCTGTATTGGTGTTGCTGTCATTCACATTAGCTATGTTTCTTCTGTCTATCTCATGTTGTGCTTCATCGTGATTACCTTCTGGATTCATTTCAATGCACTCATTGATTAAGTCGACATTAAATCCTGGATAATCTTTT